AGCTACCGAACCAATACAGACACTCAAGGAAAGAACCTAGAACCTCTCTATATACATTGATAAGTATAGCTGATAAGTGACCTCTCTACCGATCTTCCTAGTGATTCCTAGCACTGTACACTCGAAGAGTGAAGTTCTATATAAATATATTAAGAAAGGTGTAGACAACTGATAAGATAGTTGATAAGATGCGTCCTATAAAGTTGATAAGGAATAATGCTATGATTGATAACCTTGAACTATCCTAGAGATACTGATAAGAACCTTGATAAGAATAGTCCTAGAAATTACTCAAGAAAGAGGGTACACGGGGTAAACGGGACGGGTTAGGTGGGAGAGACCCTTTCACAAATATATGTCAAATTTTGGATTCAACTTATAACTTGCAATCGAACCATTCCCACATAAGCCACCTACAGTCCTAAGTCATATCTAGTAACTTCCGAACAGTATCTTCATAGAGATATTCGAAACCTTCTGCTAAGCCGATGTCTTGCAGCTTCATAACCACTTCTGTAGATAGATATACTGGATGAACCTTAATTAGCTCACCCTTATAGTCAACCTTAACCGTAGTTAAAGGTCCTTTAGTAAAGTCTGTCATAGTTATCTCACTTCAAGATACTTAGTACTACACTAGCGATTTCTAGCGCTTTAGAAGCCCCTGACAAGCCTTTATTAACCTTGTCCTTACCTTTGTACTCCTGAACCGAATTAACCGCCTTAGCGCTCTCTACAACGGTTCCTAGAGTGCTTACTACATTTACTGCATCACTGTGCTTGATCTTCTTTAGTGCTGATAGATTTACTTTCATTTAACTTCTCCTTTACGAATGCAATGATTTGTTGTGCTGTTGCTAGTGTTAATTTAATAGGAGTTAACCTAGCGTTAATCTCTTGTTCTGTCATTTACGACGACCTCCAAACTTCTTAGTAGTTCCTGAACCCCTACGCATACCAGTGTTAGCGAACTTGCCGTGTGTATAACCCATAGGATTACGTCGCCACTCTGCAATCTCCTCCTCACGGCGTTTAACTGCACCAGCTTCATCATCTTTAGCTAAAAATGGTGATAGACGCTCTACTAACCGTTGTACACAGTCAGCACGGTCATCATGTACCAAACTACCTCTATCATAAGTAATGTTACCTAACTGATAGAAACAGCTATATTGATTACGCTTTTCCATAGGGTGTTGTAAGCAGTATTCCCAATCTTCTTGAATAGCTGAACTTGTCACTACTAATTTATGACGACGAGTAACAGGAGAGATAGTATCAATGATACGACGCTCTTTCTGAGTAGTAACGAAATAATCGTTCACAGCAACGCCTGAGAGCGCGCTATTAAGCTCTGAATGAGTAACCCCGTAGGATTGTAGCAGTTCAAGGAAATCTTCGTCCTGTGAGCCTTTAGAAGCCTTTAAACGCAACTTCTCGATTTGAGCTACGACTAACTGAGTAACAGTACCATGTCCCATGTTACGCTCAATGTCTAAATCTTTAATACCTGACGTAACCATCTTCATGATAACCTTATTCAAGTTCTCTTCTTTTGTACCACCCTTAAAACCACCTACCGATAGTAAGTAAATATAAGAGTTAGTAGCTGCACCTGTAGCGAATGCAATCTCATCCCCACCTGAACCAGCAGGGTCAATAATCATAACCTTGTGTTCAAATGGTACAGACTTATCAGAACCAATACCCCAATACATACGAAAGGCTGTCATTGCTGGTGTTAATTCTTTATATGCTGTAGTTGGATCACACTTATACTGTACCACCTCTGGTGCAGAATCTGTACCTGTACCGACCACAGGAATGTCTGATAGTTTAATCTTGGTACGCATCTCATCAGATAATGTTGTATCTAACATGTACTGTAATGCAAAACCTTCTGGTCCATAGTCCAACTCTTTAGATTGTAGAGTCTCTTCTCCGATGTGGTCAGGGTCAGTAGGTTGCCCTCTGTTACCTTCGATACCACCACCTGTTTGTAATTCTGGATTCTCTAATAGACGCTTCATGATCATAGGTGCAATCTCTGTACCTGAACCGTAACGTTCTAACTCTTCATTTGTAGGGTAACGACCTGTCCAAACTCGAACACTAAAACCACGACGAGGTAGTTCACGATAAATCGAGTCCTTAGTCTGAGGTGTACCTAAATACATAATATCGCCATGAATACAGATAGCCGAGAACTCACGAGTTTGTAATGCTAACTTCTCACGCTCTGTTTGAGTCATAGAGTTACGCATAACCTCAATATCATCTGCTAACAGAAAGTCAGCACGTTTACCTGCTAGCTGTGCGGAAATACCTACAGATGATACAGAAGCGGATTTATCAATACCTTTCAGATCACAGTGAATATCATAGTTCTTAGCACTGTCGCGGTCACCTCGGGTCGTATCTGGACGCATCCAACATAAGATGTCCCATTGGTTAATGATACGTGTAATGATCAGTGCAATAGAGTCAGCCTGATCACCACCAGCAGATACGATTAAGCAACGGTCTTTAGGACGCTGTATAAGTCTCCAGATACAATATAAAGCAGCTAAGGTACTCTTAGCCTGCCCACGCTGTGCCTGCACCATACGGTACTTATAACCATGCTGCATGAAGTCTGCAATGTCCTCCTGAATCTCCGACATCTTAAAACCAAGATAAGCCATACCTAACTCAGCAAAGTCTCGGAAGCTCAGGAATAACCCTGCAAACATTAATGCGAACATTTCACGATCTTCTTTAGGGATTAACTCGGGTCTATCATTATGTTGGGCAACGTGTGCCCGTAATCTTTTAAAGCGTTCTCGGAACGTCGCATCAATCATACTAACTCCTTTGTATAGGTCCTAACAGATCATCGAATTGACCTGATTCAACCTGCGTTACGATAGCATCTACCTTAGCACGACGTGCTTCGGATAATTCTTTCAAATCTTCTTTTAATTGCTCCATACCCTCTGCATTAGGAGTTGCTGTTACACCTTCATTCTTCAAGAAGGTAACGATAACGTTCTTATCTGCGGATGAGAGTGGATAATCACCATCAATCGCATCTCTCAAATCCTTAATGAACATATCTACAAGCAACTCATGCAGTATACAAACACGGTCTATTTTAGCACCTGTTTTCTTACCTGCCATAAATCCTCCTATAAGCTCCGTAGAGCACGTTCAAAGATAATAGCATACTTCGCTATAAGTTCAGCCTTATCCTTTCCATTAATGATATTACGAGCAGCTACGTACTGCTGTTTGTTATACTTACTAACTGGACGTTTACGTCGGAATCCTAAACCTGTGAACCAACCATTCAACATTCCTTTGATAGCAATCTGAATAGCGATTAAAGGTTCTAGCGCTTTCTCAGGATTCTTGACCAGATCAATTCCAATAAGTTTACCAATACGCCCATAGTTCTCCTCCCAAGTTAACTGTACATAACCATAACCAATATACGGGTAGTACTTCTTAGATCGGAGGTAGCTATCAGAACCAGCTTCCTTAATAGGGCGCATAGTTCTATAACCATTCGGTAAACCAGTCTCATGATAAATGGTAGCTAATAGATAAGCTGCCTCTGGATAAGTTAACCCATACTCAGTAGCTTTTTCGACAATAAAGTTTATTGAGTCTACTTGAACTTGATCTAACTTACCTTTGAATAATTCATTACGGATAATACTAAATCCGTCTTTAGTCAGAATCATTTGAAACCTTCCCTTCTAAATATTGCATAGTTCGCACTGTACCGTACCAACCAATAAAGCCAGCTACTACGTGAGCAGCGCCAGCAGTTAATGTTTCAGGTACAATGATACCTGTTAATGTTCCTAAGAAGCTCATACCTACTAATGCGATAGCTGTAAAGATACCGCAAAGTAGTGCTTCAATAAACGAGAATTTATTATCCTCTTTCTTGGTTCGTAGTAGTGCCACTACAAATGATGTAGTAGCAGCCCCTACGATCAACTTGTCTAAGCCTGACCATACATAGATCAGAGCTGCGTAGAATTGATCTAGCATGTTCATTTAGTCTCCGTTGTTAATAATTATAGTTGGAAGCTATGTACTTTAACCCATAGCCTCATTTATCATGTAAGATAGCTTGTCAAATTTCTATAGGAGTGGTACAAAATCCACTATAGATTAATCCTATTATAAGTAAACTTATAATAGGAAAACCGAATGTGTTTATTCTAGCAATGAAAGTCTGTAATCAATACCAGCATTTACAAAGCAATTTAACTCCGAATAACGAACCATGTAAATATTACCAGCTTCAATACCTTCTTCGGTGTTATCTTCCCACTCATCATAAGTAATGATACCGTACTTACTCCAATCTAAACCATAATCAGTAAAGCATTGCATAATTTCCTGAGCGATTACACCGAAATGATAACGTGCATTCTCTAAACCTTTTTCTGCAATAGCATCATTAAGTTTGTATTTTCGATATAACTTACCACATGCAACAGCGCACTTTAACTCTTCTTCGGTAAGCTCAGAGACTTCTGATTTCTTTCGGGCATCTGAAACCACAGTGACAGCGTTTTGTAAGTATGCGTTTCTAAAAGTAGACCCTGATGAGCCTAGATCATACGTGTTTGTAGCAGCAGGTATCAAACTATCACGATAGTGATAAAGACGACACCAACTTGCATAAGCTTGACCGTAGTCGCCAGTACGCAACCAGAAAGTCGCACTAGCACTTGAAATGGCGAAAGCTAATTGAGCGTTATACGAGTTATTTCCAGCAGCAGAACTCCATTGCTGAACTAAGTAGGGAACTCCAGATGAAGGGAATCCGTTAGCTACAGTAGCGTTAGCTGTACTTGACTGAACTAACACTGCGTTTCCTAGCGATCCACGCAAGTTAGTAATACTTTCATTTCCTAGTGATTTAGCAGAAGTGGATAGATAGCTATCCATCACTAAGCCTGAGAATTTAGCACCGTCTTGATACCTAACACCTTTAACATAAGCATCTACACTAGCATTAGTTGTGTAGTACACACCCAGTTTTGTAAAAGCCGTTAGACTAGATATTCCAATTTCCTCAAGAGGTACTGCAAATGTTGTTTCGGGTGAAACTTCAAATACAGAACCACCTTCAACATAAGCCAATGCAGAACAGTTAGCCCCTTGAGTCGGATCACTAGAGTTATAAGCAAAGCCAAAACTACCACCAGTCAACTTGACTTTTGAATTACTAACAACACAGAACATAGAATTGTTATTATTCCAAGAAGATGTGGCAGGTTTGTACTTGTTATAAATAGCTTGTCCGTTGAAGTTGCTTATGTTTACTTCTGAACCTTCGGCATATAAGAAGTTCTGAGCATGTAAATGCTCATTCATACATGTAACCATCGTCACATTCGAATAAACAATCTTAAATAATGCTTTTGCTGGGCTTCCATCAGCACCAACGAAGTCAGCACCACAAGAGATCATTGTACAGCCCTGCATTTTGTTTAGATCCCAGCCATACAATCCTGCATCGGTAGCCCAGCAACCAATGAATGTTTGAGTGGTATTGTTTGGTGTCCACGCTGTTCCAGTATGACCGAAGATAAAAGATCGAGATGACGCAGAGGCTTGAACACGTTCCCACGTACACATCCAAGCATCAACTGACTTAATACCTTCAAAAGTATTTTTAGTGAGGATGGATTTATATGTACTTAAAGCGATCAGTGGTGCATACAAACCAATACCCTTAGTCGGTAAAGCGGAATCATACTGTAGTGTAAATCCACTTAAATGGTTATTCTGAGCATACCAATCACCGACACGTGGAATTGCAACCATGATTGCATCAACATCAAAATTCATAATCTTGCCGTTGATGGTTCTATTCCCTAATGATAGAGTATTGTTTGTTGTTTTAATAAAACCACAATCAAGCTCACCTGTACCTTCAATAGTTGTATTGGAGTTATAGTAAACAGGAACAGAAGTGTGGTATAAACCATTTAACCGAACCTTACACCCTGAAATAAGAACTTTTTGAATAGGGATAGCTGAGTCGAAACTAGGCGTATTAAGCTTTGCACCTGCATGCTCAGGAGAAACAGTATTGTTTTCGATTTGCAAAACCCAACCATTAATGCACAAAAAACCATCATTCTCGGCAGCACGGGATGCGACATAAATACGATGACCACCACCCACATAAGGTTTAGCCAGAGCAAAGTTTGTCGGCTGATAGTAACCTTTGACATATGCAACCATACCATCATTAGCAGTAAGTGATTCAAGGTCGGCAACGGTGTTTACTATTTTTACATCCACATAAGCCCAACCAACCATATCTACATTTGGATTTGCTGTATTATCTGCAACGGTAGAACGAACAATATCGCCAGTATCAAGCATAATACGTGAATTTAAAGGGTACACTATTTCAGGGTTGAAGTACTTTAAGTAGTACTGTGTTTGTGAAGCAGCTACTTCTGCTGCATTAGCAGCCTCTTGAGCAGCTTCACTAGCTTCTTGAGCTTGTTGCAAAGCTTCTTGTAAACCATGTACTAATGGTAGTACATCACCACGTAGTTTAATAAAACCATCACGTACCTCTTGCTGAGAGTGTACGATCTGTCTAAAGTCTGCATCCACATTCTGATCAATGAACAACGCACCTGCATCAAAGATGTACTTCATCTTATCAATATCTGTTTCGCGTTCAATACGAACCGTACCTTCTGGAATAGCTGGTTCAACTTTTAGAGTAACAGCATTAACTTGAGATACAGTGTACCCCAAGTCTTCGACTGCTACATCATTAAGAAAGACATGTACAGCATCATACTTCTCATCATATTCAAAACTGATAGGGAAAGTATCTGTAGATGTAGTCACCACTGTCTCTGTAAATGAGCGTAGTATATTCATAAATTATCAATCCTCAAAAGCTAGTGCTAAAGCATCTAATAATACTGCGGAGTTAGCAATACTATTTTTCTTTAGCGTAATTAAGTCTGGCTCTCCCGTAGCCAATTCACTCACAAAATTCCATGTCTTACCTAATGGTGCTAAAGCTGTTACCGAACTTTGATCTACGCCTCCAATAAGCATCTCTAATGGATAGTTCCAAGAACCTAAAGCACTCATAGTCTTAACTGTCATCTTAGCAAGGTCCTCATCAGGCTCTTTACCATTACGCACGTTAATCGCTGCACCTACTAGCATAGCTGCTGGCATTTGTGCTGCCATGAGTAAAGCTAGACCTACAGCACCATCACGATTTAATGTACGACGTAATACCTTCTGTTGCATAGCGAAGGCATAACGCATATACGGGAAGACAACCTTACCCATTGTACTATGTTCAAGAATACTAGGTACTTCGCCCTTCTGGATGTTAAATGCTAAGTTATCAGATTCATTGAAAATCTTTTGTTCAAGAGCAGCACGGGTAGCGTTAGACCAAGAGTCGATATTACCACCCTTAGCTTTCCATTCAGTTTGGATAGCGCTAAGCAGTTCATCAGACACCTTCATCTTATTCTTCATGTATTTAATATCACGAGCATTGCCATTAGCAACACCACGTAGTACATCACCATATACACCCATTAACATACCAATCTGGAATCGTTTAAGATACTCAGATAAGTTTAGGAAACGTGTACTCTGGCTATAATACTGAGCAGCCTCATGTATACCGTTAGATACAGAATAACCATCTGAGTAGTGACTCATGAAGTTCTTCCAGCGTGAAGGTGCAATAAGTTTACCTGTGAAGATGTCCTCCAACGTCTTAGCCTCAGTAGTACTAAATCCTTTCATACCTTTAACAGCAGTCTTTAGACCACGATAGATATGCGGGAAACTACGTACCACACCAGTCTTATAAACCTGAGTTGCTACGTCTATAATACCGTATAGACCTGAGTTAGCTAATAACATCATATCTGCTACTGCTTGAGATGTGCGTAAAGCTTCTGGTGCTGCCTCTCCGATAGGACGACCTAATAAGTCATCTCGTACCGCTTGAAAGAACTTACGTGCTTTCTGTGGGTCTTGCCCTTTAGGTAATTTATCTAAGTACGAAGTTAATAAGTTATCTAACTCTGCCTCAGACTTAATACCGTACTGCGCTAGACCATTACGAGCAGCCATACGACGGGCATACTCTTCAAGATTACCAAAGGTACTAGAATCTGTTAAGTCTTTCATACCAAATGTTTTACCAGTACTAGACTTATACGTCATATTCCAATCCCAATCCATACGTTTACGTAAGTTCTTGGGTTGACCTTGTGCATCTTTAGAAGCTTCAAACATACGCGCAGTTACACCACTGGCATCCTCATTGCTTAGACCTGCACGGGTAAGTACATCATGAATCTGTTCTTTAGTCATACCTGTTGTTGCTACCTCAGATAAATTCCGAGCAGCATCACGTTGTGTCTGTAAGAAGTGTTGCCCAACTTGCTTTTCAGTTAGTCTGAAATTACCTTTAGGGTTTAGTAGTTCAGGGTAGATACGGGTAATCTGTTTACCATAGAAATGAGCAATGTCATCCCACGAACCTAACTTACGATTCTCGACCGCATCTAATATACGATCATAACTATGACGTACAGGCATATAAGTACTTCGACGTACAATCTGATCAGCACCTTCTGCTTCTAAGAATCCTACCGCTTTAGCATCATCTAGTACGCGTGTAGCAAAACCTGAATCAATATAGGTTCGCATAACACGTTGCATACTTGGATGTGGTTCAATAGTATTAATAAGTTGCTTGATAGTTGCATCAGAAGGTACTTGTCCTAATTGCTCTGTTAACTCTAAGACTTTAGCATCTAAGCGTTGCATAGACTCTTGGAACTTCTCCATTGTTTCTTGTGTAGCTCTACCATACGACCCATTATTTCGAGTAATGGGGTTAGGTTTAACCCATGTAATTTCAGCTACAGCATCACTTAAATCTTTCTCTAAACCAGCTAAACGCCATGAATAGTTATTTAAGTACGCTGCTTGTGCAGTAGCTACATCATCCCCGTTGTTGTGTACACCTGTTAATAAACGATTAACTATTGTGGAGTTATCACCTTGCGTCAAATAATAGAGCTTATCATAAGAACTAGATAACTCTGCTAACCAACCATGTTTTTTAATTATATCGGAAGGTGCGCCACTCGGTGTACTAATAGGCATAGATGTAGATTTAATAATATCCTCTTTAGCAGCTTCTAAAGACTGTTGTACATGCGGTTCTATAAGATGATCTGTAGAACCTAAACTTTTAAGTTCAGCACTAATAGCATCATCAAGATGTTGTGTAGGTTTTATAGCACGTAAACCAGCACCTAGACCAAACGTAATGGAATCCATAAAACGTTCGTCCTCAGATCGGATAGATTGATCCTCTAATGCTACGTTTACACCATAAGCTGCACCTGCTGCTGTAGCTGCCTGTGCTGCACGTACACCAACTTGAGCCATACGTGAACCTTTAGCTGCCCAACCTAAATAAGGGATAGCTGCCAAAGGTAAGTCGATGTCAATAAGACTAGCTGCGATACCTGTAATAGGGTTCTCTGCTAATGCTTTAGCATCTTCACGTTTAGACACGATACGTTCTGTACGACTTTTCCAATCTTCATAATTTACTGCTTTGTTAAGGTATTCCGCTTCGTCTGCATGTTGCATACCCCAATCTTTAAAGAACTGATCTGTAAATTCGTCAGGTGTAAAGTTAGGGTCGCGGTCATATCTTAATTTATCCACACCACTACGTAACCAATCTCGTCCAGTAGGTGCGAATCCTGCGATAGCTGTATCCAATATAGATGGAGGTGTTTCTCGCCCTAAGCTCTCTAACTGCTGAGTCTCGGTAGTAAGGTCAACTTCGTCAGCTTGACCTTGTGGTTGTGTGTTTATAACATGATTAATTTTAGGTACATTACCAGCAGGAACAATAGGTAGTTCAGGCTGAACCTCTGGTAACAATTTAGATTCTTGTGTTCCTGTAAAAAGTCCAGCCATAATATCCTCCTATCGTTTACCTTGTGCTGTAAAATGTTGACGTAATGCGTCTCGGTAGAAACGGTTACGTTGATGTTTCTCTCGTTTGTCTTGTGTATCACCACCTGCTGAATAGATAGGCATACTCTTAAGAATACGTAATCCATCTGCATAGGTAGGTGCATTCATAGCTCGTGTAATAGTATCTGCTGCACCACCACCACCATGCCACCATGCATCTGCTAATAACATAACAGATTGTTTATACTGTGGAGGATAAGGGGCTGCTGTAGGAACAGGTACACCAACTTTAGCTAAACGATTACCCATACCCTTAAAGTACTCGTTAAAGAAGTCTGCTTCAACCTTCATAATGCCTTGTGGATCACCTGCTACTGCATCAAACTTAGCCTTCCATTTAGGGTGCTTATCCATGCGAATACCATGTCCATATACATTACCCGAACTTGCACCACCTACACCTTTAACAAAAGATTGTTGGGTTGCGAAAGATTCGAATGTATTGAAGTTACTTACTAACTGTGTAGCTAATCCAATATTCCCATTGAACATACCTGCCATGTTAGCTGGGATACGGACGGTACTTGTACCACCACCAATACGCTTAAGTGGGAATGTACCAAGACTACCATTACTATTGATAGTAACAGGTCTAGCACGACCACCAGACATAGCACCACCGTAGCGACGCATATTCTCACCATATAACGTATTTGAAGGTCCAGTAACTAAACCACCTGAGTAAGTCTTAGTAGCAGCTAATTGCTTACTACCACGATTACTATATTCCTTAGCCATATCGTTACGTAGACGGTTCATTGTAATCTGTGCCCCTTGCATACCTGCAACACCTGACACATTTACTAACTTACCTTCTTTGTCATAAGCTTGGAAATATAAACCTGTACCACCCTCATCAGAGGATACAACAATATCCTCTGGTCGAGTCTTAAGGCTCTTAGCAATTTCTTGACGATACTTATCTACCACTACACCTAACAGATCAGAACTTAAAGGAACACCATTATCTGACTTCATACCTTTCACCACATTAGCAGCATTAGGTGTTAATACAGTACTCGCATAGCCTTTAGGTGATTTCTGTAGCATACCTAAAGCCTCCATGTTAGCCATAAGAAGTTCAGGACTAGCTGTAGTAGTACTCGGTGCTAACTGGAACTTACCAGCTTTAGCAGCAATAATAATAGCATTGAGTTGTGAATCCTTAACAGCAGATTTCTGACTATTCCAGAAGCCACCACCATGACCACGACTAAACCATTTATCTAATTTAGTTGTATCGGCTGTCAATGCAGTTGTCGCTTTATCAATGTTCTCATAACGAACTTGACGATTAATTGGGTTACGTACTAATTCACGAGCATCAGTCATACGACCACCATTACGCCATAACTGCTCTACTGCCCCACGATACTCCTCTGGAACACCTGCAAGTAACTGTGCAGCACGCGCTGGATTTGTTTGTGAATAATTGCGGTACATACCTGCCATTGTATTAAAGACTTGTTCACGATTCTTGTAGTAAGGGTCTTTCTCAGCCTCAGCTTGAGTCATACCCATAAAACCTGTAAATTGTGAACTAGCGTACTCAGCACCTTTCTTAGCTAATTCTGGTACATCTGTCTTACCTGAGAAGGCATGGTTAATCATAGCCATACCACCTTGCAAAACATCACCATTAGCTTCTCGTAGATGCTTCTGTGTCCAAAGGTTTACAAACGTATCTTCACCCTTACCTGTACTTGCAATAAAGTCAATCATGTCAGGGAACTGATCAATAGTGTTAATATCAATGTCTGCACTCATAACCTTATTATGTTGTGATACATAAGAGTTAGTTAATTGACGAGTCAAAGCTGTCTTCTTATCTTCACTCAAATTAGGGTTACTATAAATAGCATGTATCTGTTCATTATAATCATCAGAATCTAAAGGAATTTCACCTACTTCGACACTAGCAATATACTCTGTTACCTGACGATCAGCCATAGTATCATTGTAATTAGTAATACCTACATGAATATCATCAGCAATCTTACGTATACTTGTAAGAGTATCTAAATCGACATATCCTTTAGTATAAGCATGATCTACCATACCACGTAGTTTATTTACCACTTGATCTGCACCTTGTGCTGTAGGATCAATTTGTTGCCCGATAAACTTAAACGCACTTGCGATTTCACCCTGTGCTGATTTAGTAGCCTCTTCTAATGTTAAATTAGGATCAGCAGTCATCTTAGCAGCTACAGAACGATTCACGTATGCATACGTAAGTACGTCTAATTCATCACCACTTAACTCTGTAGTACGTAATGTGTTTACATAGTTAGCCTGCAATGTTAATGTACTTTGGTAAGCTTTGTCGATAGCAACACGTTGTTGTGTATCCTTAATAGTTTTCTGATAGACCGCGTTCTCTTTTAAACCTTCCTTATAAAGATGTTCTTTAAAGTCAGCATCAAGATCACTGTTGTAAATAGCATCTGTGTATTGAGTTAAATACTCTTTACCTACTTGGTACATCTCATCCGAGCTTGCACCACCATCTGCCATCTCTTTAATACGTGCATTGAATTGTTGGAGTTGCTGTGCTTGTGTAGCTACTAACTTCTGGTATTCTTTACCCTGATTATAATATTTACCATCAAGCCAATTCACCTCTCGCTGTACGTCATTCATTTGATCACTACGACCTAATGCAATAAGACGATCAGCGTTCTCTTTATTATATGTTTGTAAAGCTTTATCCGCAGCAGGTAATATGTCTTGCATAAAGCTACTCAATGCATTACCTTCTGCTGGACGTTCGATAGCTTGTAAATTACTTACTTGTACATCACGTACATTTGGCATCTGAATTTGAGTAGCCATATACCCTCCATATTACGCTGTTAATGATCCTGCTGAACTTGTACCTATAGCAGAACCAGATTTACCGAATGATCCGAAATCAGATAATCCTGATAAACCACCACCTGTGGAACTCATTGTAGTAGTTCCTGTAGAACCACCTTTATATTGTTGGTACATATCCATACCTTGTTTAAACATCCCTGCGTAATCTACCTTAGATGTCTCAGCTTTACTACGACGTAAAGAACCTGCTGCACGGTTTACAACCTCATTAATTTGAGTGTTATAGTTATCTACACCAACTTCCCAATCAATCCACACTTGTCGTGTAGCCTGTTGAATTTGTCGATCTAAAGTATTCTTAAGTGCATCTGCACTTGCACCAATAATATCTGCTGCACCGAATGCTGCGTTAAATTGAGAAGCAGCTACTTGACCCTGTGTCCTATAAGAGTCAAGAGCTTGGGATGTTCGTAAGTTCTCTACGTTACGCTGACGATCCATATCAAATAACGTAGAACCTAAGTTATGTACCACTTGTTTGTTGTATGCTTTTAAGGCTTCCATATCCTTGTCAGGTGTTAGTAACCCTAATACACCTCCGATAATAGCGCCATAGGCTGCACCGTAAGGACCGAAGTTACTTCCGATAGATGCACCTGTCTGTGCGCCTTGCATACCACCTTGCATATTCATAGCCATTATAAACGTCTCCGTCCTCTGTTTGGTACACGGATATTATAACTAGCACTAATGATGTTTAATTCGGTTGTACCTTTAGTACGTATACTAAACTCAGTGGAACTTAATAACGTACCACAAGAGAACTTAACATCACTAACTGTATTTACTCTCGTATACCCTAGTTGTGCCTCCGACCAAGCCTGTGCGGATGTTTCACCATCAAACACATCACCATAAGCATCAGAAACATGATACTCAAACTCACCCGTACCTTTGAATGTCATTGTAAGATCAACCACTGTACTATCACTCCCAGCAACTACGCGACCTTTATCATCTTTAACAAAAGGAGGTGTTAATGTGAGTGAACTTTCATAAGGTACACCTAGATAAATACGTCCATTGAATTGACACTTAATCTTAGTACCTTCGATTTCATATTGAACCATAGCATGACGCATAGTCTCAGAACTGTATACCGCAGCTACTAACTCGCCCTCTGGTAGGAACTCAGGTAATGTACCTTCCCCGTCTACAATATCTACGTATTGGTAAATGTCTAAGAATGGGATAGGTTTATTGTCTAGTTGGTTCAACTGTACGTTAATAGTACCAACCACTAAATCATCACCCACATCCATAAATAATACTAAATACTCTTGTAGAAATTGTACGTGAAGCACATCATAAGGTAACTCCCATTTATGGAAGCTCATTAACGGACGATCTTCACCTGCCCATAAGTACTGGTGTACAAGCAACTCTTTTTGGTCAGAACCGAACACTGCCATATTATCTGTAGTACTACCTGTGATTGAAGTACAAACACCTGTAGCATATAACGGGATATGGTCTGCTAAGTTCTGTGCATAGTACTGTGCATCTGAGTAAGCATTAGGGATCATCTCCCCAACTTGGTAGTAATCTGTACCACGTTGATATGTATAATACAAACTACGTGATACGACCTGTGGTTCACTAGCCATACTAATGTTAGCTTTTGAACTTGGATAGATAACAGCCGTCTTAGGTGTAAGTACTGTACTGTTAGCTGGGATAACAGCTTGTTGATTCTGAGCCAATAAAACTAAGTCTTTATTGTACGGAACAGCATACTCAAACTGTGCCGAGCTTAGAGCAGTACTAGACACCTCAATAGGATCATCATCCTGTAATTCCTCTACAGTGGTACGCATATATACATTAAAGTCTGCTGTAGCACTCATATTAACGTATGAACCACTAAGCAGTACTAAACGTGATTGGTATGCACTAATACCTGTAATACCAAAATCCACGAACTTAGGTAATGGGTTATTATCATCATCACCTGCTGTACGTGGTTGAATATCTAGGCTTTTAACTTGGATAGTATCAGTATCATCAAAGTACCAGTAAATAGGTTCGTTAGTGAACTTATAAGGTTCTTCATATACACCACATTCTTTCCAAGTACTTGTAGTAGCGTTGTATTGATAATAAGCGGAGTTACCTACTGTACCTACCGCAATAATATACTTATCTAAGATGTCAGGTAGATTAGCAATGATGTCCTGTTTACCTTGTACACGACTGGAATTACTCGTCTGAATATAAGTACTACCTGTACCAGACTCAATCACTAGCAAGTTTGTATCTGTAGCAGACTTAGCTTTAAGTGCAACTGTACTACCCTCTCGTACAACGTCATAACGTGCGTTAAGAGTAGTGTCTGCTTTAATCTTATTCTCCATCTCAGTAGCTACCCATTCAGGGGTAGCCTGTGATGCTGTACTACCTGATGTACCTACACTAAAGCTCACGGTATAAGAACCTGATTTGATGTCTACTGAATACATCTTAGAGAATTGACCAGAACGAATACTGATATAACCCATTGTACTTGGATTAGGTGTTGGGTTAGTACCGCCCGTAGGTGTCTTAGTAATAACTTGTTCCGTATTTAATATAAAACAATTATTACGTGAGACTGTACTGCGGATACTAGCCTTACCATTGGAGGCTTTAAGATAATCTGTTTGATGTGCTTTAAGTAGAGAACCATCAAAATTATAAATCTTTAAAGTACCTGTAACAGTATCTACGATCATAATATAATTAACACCGTTGATGTCAATCAAGCGTATATAACTACTATTAGGAATACCTGTTAACTTGGTTTGGAATTTAACCCCACCACGTCTACGTAAACCTGTTACAGCATCAGATAATAAATTAAGCTGTGCGCCTAATTGCCCGTCATTACGCTCTTGAGGTGTTTGCTGTGATACACCTTTCAAGAATGACGGGTACACTCCCTCAAGAATCATAATAACTCCTATCGTCTTAAATAGCGTTGGAAGCGACTACGACGCATAGCTGCATCATTACTGTTCCATTTACGATTACGCATATTCTCTTGAACTAATAATAAACGGTTAGCTTCTTTACGTTCTGTCATAAGTTGAATAGAGTTCTCCATACCATAATCAGAGACGTATACTTCGATACCTGCTAAATACGTAATGTACTGTGCAGCATATTCTGGTAGTTCTTCAAATGGGTAATCATAGATAATCTTAACTTTAACAGGTCCAGTAAAGTACCGTGTGTCATTATCAATATCATATAGTTTAGGACCACGTTTAGCTACACGTCTTGTACTACCATAAATAGCTAATGTATTAAGCGGTACATCAATTGTCTTGTCTGTGTTTAACAATAGTACCTTATTAGGAACTTCGTTAAACCAGTGACCCTCTGCAAGTACACTCTTACGTTGTCGATCAATAGCTGCAACGATACGAGATACTGTAGGGTTTCGTGAATCTTCTACACGCGTAATAACATGCTGTCCTAAATAAGGTAGGATAGCATTTACAGCTTCAAGTAGAGTCATAAGTACATCCTCCTTGTTATGTTGATTTACTTTAAGATATAACCGCAGGATTCTTAACCGTTCACTGATTATATCTTAAAGTAAACCCTTTCGAGTTTACGAGGTCGGTGTAGTGTTAGTTTTAATAACAGCTACATCAGCCTTAATTGTTGTTGTGTCAGTCTTAACTGTAGTAATATCTGCACTGTTAGAATCCACAACCGTTTTAACTGCTGCAACCGCAGCCTTTACTTCGTCAATAGAAGCTTGAATAGCACCCAACTGTGGGTCAGATGCGCCACCTGTAATAGCTTCTGAAACAATCGGTGGACCAATAGCACCAGCCATATCACCTCCTATTACTCAGCTTTAGCTGCTGTCTTAGAACGTGTTGGGGCTTTATCCTGTTCTTCTACCTTAGCCTGTAACGCACGTACCTGCTCTAATAACGCAGCCATTTGTGCTTGTGTATCTGCGATAGCTGTATCGTCAGAAGTTTGAGTTAATGCTAAAGATACGATTGGTTCACATAATGCACCTGCCATAGTTTGAATCTCCTAAATAGAAAGGAGAGCCGTTAAGCCCTCCATGTTATTATTAAGGTGTAGTTTGTTCAGTAATACGAACAACACCTACTGTGTCTGGACGACGTACATCTACAGTGAACATAGAGTAGCAGTCAAGAATCTTAGACTTAGAACGTGGATCATACCACGGTTCAACAGTCCACTCCTGAGCAGTTACAGTCACAAGAGATAACGCTTTAGAGAAGATGATCATACGACCTTTAATCTCTTCCGCAGTTACGTCGAATGCGTTACCATTTTCAGTGGTAGATAAACCGTGACCAGTAATAGCTTCTGTAGGGAATGCAGTATTCTCTACTACAGGGATACCATTCACTTTAACCACACGACGGTTAGCAAAGTCACCGTTTTCTGCTGTGTAATCCTTGTTGATTAACTTAGGATGATGTAACAACGCTGAGAACGTATCTACGTCAACTAAAGTAACCATGTCCTGTAAAGGTACACGACGTTTCGCTAATGTATCACGAGCTTTAGCATGAGCTTTCACAAGTGCAGAAGCATTTTGCTCTAACTCAGCATCAGTTAAGTTATCACCACCCTTAAGCGTTACAGGAACGAAGAAGCCGTCGTGGAACTCACCATGCTCTTTCAAGTGAGCAGGTGCTACCCAAGCTGGGGCTTTCTGTAAGCGGATGATATGTGCTTGGTCGTACTCTAAACCAAAAGTAGTACCGTTGTTACGTCCCATCTCAGTCCAGAAGCTAGGTGCTGTCCATTCATCCATCTTATCGACAGGGTTACGAATGTACAGCATAGCCTCTACAACTACGTTAAGTTTATCAGACTTAACACGTTGATCCAGAATGTCTTCACCAGATTGACGGTACAATGCTTGAGAAGCACCTAAACGGTCAATACGGATTTGGTTAGAACGTTCAGCCACAGATTTCTGTGTTGACAACGATTTGAAAATTTGTGTATACTCGAACTGAGTATCTACCGTACCTTCATAAATTTCTAAATGTTGGTCGATATTAGATTCATCACCACCCCAATGAAATCGTGTTGAACCATCTGCGAAGTAATTAGCACCTGCCATATTATAAATCTCCTATTAAATACCTTGTTGTTTACCTAGAGCACGACGACGCTGTAAATCAGCAATCTTTAACTGTGCTTCTTTATTCGAGTATAATTGATGTCCATATTGACGATCTAATTTACCCCACTCGACCAAGAATTCTTGGTGTGACATAGCTTTACCGCCTGTACCGCCAGTGCTACCATCTAGCAATGCACCGTTGCTCGAATTAACTAACCCAGCACCGCGAACATGGTTCATAATAACTTGGATAGCTTCATCTTGTTTACCGATACTCTCAAGGTAGATGGCGTAACCACGTACATCTTGAGGTGCGGATGTGTTAAAACTGTTAATAGCTTCTTGCCATTGCTCAGCACCACCAGCAGCAGCATGTGCTTTCTGTGTAATCTGTGCTTTAAGTTGCGTAGCATGTTGATAAGCTGCACGAGCAGTAGCCACCACCTGCGCTGCAATATTAGGTTCTAAACCTTTAGTTAATGTAGCAACATCAATTAAGTCAGCATTACCATACTGTACCGCATTCTTAATAGCTGCTCCGAACGCTTCTTCACTTAATCCAGCATTAGCCGATACAACCTTAATGCTAACATCCAACGGACTATCACCTGCGAAATCTTCTGGCGTATATACCTTAGTTGGTTGAGTAGGCGTTGGGTCTTCAACTGGTGCAGGTGTCGGATTAACTTGTGGTGCTTGGTAAGCTTGGTTCTGTTGGAACCCGAATTGACTCTGATTAAAGTTAGGGTTAAATTGCTGTTGGAAGTTACCTTGACCACCTTGATTAAATCCTTGTGGTGCTGGATTACCTTGCCCACCTTGTGGTGTATTTTCTTGAGGGTTTCCTTGACCACCTGTATTAAATTCACTCATAAATACTCCTATTGAATACCTGCTGCCAATTGAGCAGCCTGTGTATTTTCTAATTGATTACCACCTAACTGTGCGCCAGCTTGTTGTATTATTTGTTGTCGCTGTGCTTCTGCTGCACGTTGTTCTTCCATAGCCTTAGCTCTCATCTCTTCTTCACTGTATGTAATCTCTGAAATGTCGATACCGTTAGAAAGTAGAATCTTATCTACAATAGCATCAATATTAAATCGTTTGCTTACTTGGGAGAATACTTGAGCAACTGTAGCAATCTCATTGGCTGCTACTAATAAAGCTTGGTTCTCTGAACTACGTGATAATGCTTGTAAACCAGTTAGAATATTTAATTCGATTTCTTGTCTATCAATCGCCTGAATAAAGTCTTTACGAACTTCATAGAGTAATAGATATGCTAAAGGTAAATGCATATTCTGAGATAGTTGTGAATACACACCGCCAAGAACTTGCTCTGCTTCATCAGCATTACGTGCAATCTCATAAGCTGTGACACGATCACCTTCTCGCATATTACCTGTGTACATGAACGCTACGTTTAGACGTTGCATAATAGCTTCTAAACCTAACCGAACCTCATTCATCTTTTGGAATGATCCAGATTCATAGTTCTGTACAGCATTAACGTTACCACTAATCCAATCACCGTTACGTGAGTTCACAGCAGACTCTACATCAAAACCACCTTGCGCATTATACACATGACGGATAATCAACGATTCAATCTGGTACTCTGTTAAACCTTGTGAGAGTTCAGATAACTTAGCAAAGTCGCCTGCATACTCTTCTACGTAACCACGACCATAAGCATCACCGTTCATATAACTCCATGTTACAGGAATATACGGGCACAACTTATCTCGATAGATTTCATAGTTTGGTAAACGTACACCATCTATTTCTTGTGTAATCTTCCACGAGATTACTCCATTGATATTACGCTTACGGATTCTAGTATAAAGATCAAGGGTCTCGTCCTCATTACGATCTTGTAGTAGTTCCTGAGTTTCAGCATCTAATTCCCGATAACGTTTAGGTTCTCGTGTGATGATCTCAAGTACTTCTCCTACATTGTTGCGTAGTAACGCATAATTCTTTAAACTAAAAACACGTAGGCGATTATCTCTACGAAGCAATAAAACTTCACCAGTGATAATAAGTAAACGCAGTGCTTGCACGATCTGTGCATAAGATGCGTTGAAGAATAAACGTCGACAAGCTTTGTTCTCTAAGTCGATGAGGGTACTCGTACCACGTTTATCAACTAAGTCTTTCAACTCTTGACTAGGTTCGATTCTAAAGAAAGATGTGCTTACGGGAAATAACGTACTCGCTAAACGTGACGCTAACCGATTCACTAGATATGCACCTACACTCTGGTAGTCATGCTCAATCTCAGCATTTCCATTATCTACCGTAATTTCACCTGTCGGGAACACGCTAGGTAGAGTCCAAAGTGCATACATTTCTAATCTTGTTTTTAAAGAATCGTCCGTGTATTCATCGTACAAAGCTCGAATAGTCTTTGTAAAATCATTTCCTTTGGACTTCATAAAACCTCCTAATAAGCATTAATCCCTAAGCTTGAATAACCACCTGTAGGTCGTTTCTTACGAGGACCATCTGCACCTGTGAAGGTAGTACCTCCTGTATCATCAAATTGTGTTACTTCTTTCTGTTCGTTAGCTTGTTGGAGTTTCTGAGCTTCTGCTTGACGACGCATTTCTTCCTCATACTTCTTTCCGAGGTCATCCTGCCCACCGATACCAAATATACTCATAACACTACCTAAAGCTTTACTTAACCAGCTCATCGTTTAATCTCCTTACGTACCAATGTAGGACCTTGTTGGTTAATTAATGTTTGTATCTTATACATTACACTACGTTGACCAGCTTTATAGATTAATTCTTCTGGTGTAAGTAGTTCTGTATTCTCTGCAAAACAATACTTATCTAAGTAATCATATTGCTCTTGAGTGAATAATGGAATGTCTCTTGCGCTCATTCCTTCTCTCCTTCTATAAGTGTAACTTCAAATAAGGTTCTTCCCTTTCTATAAGTGTAACTTCAAAAAAAAAAAAGCCCACATGCTCAAGGCACATGGGCTTAGTATTAACCAAACATATAACGGGATTTAGAAATTTCAGATAACTCTAAGTTACCTGTAAGTGGTGGTGTGTACTCTTCAAGATCAATATTGTTAAACTTTAAGAAGTCTTCAATACTGAATTGTGTATACATTTCAATGAATGTCTTACGTAATGATACATGCATAGCTTCCACATCACTAGGATGGGTTGCGAATGAGTCATGAATTGGTAGAACTTGACCATCGAAATCTAAGATAGTTAAACATAAGTGACTGCTATCCATACTATGTACAAAGTTAGGTACAATACCGTTAGCTGCTCTTAAGGTATTATATTGGTTATCTGGATAACTATAAGCAATTCTGGAGATTCCCATCGAACGAATTGCTACAAGTTTAGTCACCATACCTTCTGCCCAATTCACAACAGGAACACCTACTGGACTAAACCAACGCATAGCATCAGCTTTATTTTTACGTACAACGTTCTGTAAGTAGTTCATCATCTCAGCAGATTTAGGTACAGTATCTTCGACACCTTTACGTAATGCCTTACCAACTGGTTTAGCTAATCGGTTGTAAGTAAAGACTGTCTTACCATCTAACTGAATCTCATCCATACCTGCTTCATACATATCATTAGCTAAGCCTTGAATAGTTGATAATAACTTCGAACCGTATACGTAAGTCATCACAGGTTTCTTCGCCATATTACGACTAATAGGTTTATCCACCCAATACTGACGTACAGCAGGAGAATCAGCTAATTCTAGTTTAGACTCATCTGCTATGTGCGCTACACGCATATAAATATCAGACTTCTGGTCTTCACCATTATCTAGCAAGTTCGTGTATAAACCACCTACCTCGTCTCTAGTGAGCGCAGATAAATGCTGTAACCCTGAACAAGTAGCGTCCATTGCAACGGGCACATGACAAACATACTCTGTAGGGTCTGGTAGTTGTAAAGCAGATTGAAGCGCCAACCCAGCTTGCAACAAGGTGAACGCTGTATCAGGCTCAGGGGCATCAACGTCAAACGGGTTATTGATAAAATTCTGAATGTAGTTCCAGTTGTCATCACACCATTTCTCCTTTAAATCAGGATCATGTTTATCATAACCACAACAGTTTGCAACATGAATCTTTAACCATTTAAGTCCTGTTTTACCTAGAGGTTTACCTTCTGCAAACTCAAGACAACCTTTAATACAATCATTCGATTGTGGGTTAATACTACTACGGAAGTAAAGACGACCTCTCCAGTCAATAAAAGTTGGAAAGTATAAACGTTCTTCGTCCTGATATTTAACCAATTCTTGAATACGACTTAAGATACCATGTTGACGACCAACACGTTTAGCTTCTTGTGTATACCATGAACTCATTAAACCTTTCCAGAATTGGAACTGATCTAATTCTTCCTCAGTAGCTTCTGACTTTAACCAATCATCAGTAAATGGAAATGCAGGTTTCGGTGCAGGTTGATAGCTTGGTAAACCTAAAATACCTACACGCATAGCAACTGCTTTACGTAAGATTGCTAAGATGTCTTTATTGATCCTGTAAGGTACAGACTGTGCTTTATTCATTGCAGCCTTAACTAGCTCTGCACCATTGTTTAAGTTATCAATAACCCAATGCTTATGCTCTTTCTTAATAAAGCGAATACCACACATAGGTGAGTTATGTTTAAACCATTCAGTTAAATACCCACCGTTATACTGTCCTTCCCAATCCATAGGTTTGATCAACATAGGAGGATATTTAACAACTGCTCTCGCTGCACTCGCTGCATCCTGAAAGTGCTTCGCTAAGGGTTCAGAAGCTTTAATGTGGTACATACCGCTATCCAGTTTAGCCCATTGGAATAATCCTGTAGCGTCATATAAACAACTTACCAACAACTTAGCTACACCTATACGCTCCTCTTGTGACCACTGTTCCCAATCTAGTTGAATAGACTTAGAACCTGCTAAGAATGTACGATAACGGTGGGTAACTGATTTTGTACCTGTGTTGTCTAAATACTGGATAGTCTTGTCAGTATACGCAGGGTTTAACTCTTGCATAAATACCAACATAGACTCTGACTCAATCATACGACCAATACCCGTAAGTACTTTCTGCATAGATACTGGTTCAGGTACAGCACACGCATTAATAATATCACGTAATGCAGCCATTACTAAAACTTCTGGATCAGCGATAGAAAGTAGTTTTAAGTATTTACCGCCAACACCACGAGTCTTTTGTTTCTTAGCTGCATTTAAAGCTTCTACACCAACTTCAAATGCTTTAGCTAACAGGATACGACCTGTACCTACATCCGCAGCACGTCCTTGTTGATATGCATCTAGTACTTGCTTCTGACCAGCAATGATACTATCGTGACTGTATGATTCTTCAAGAGCTATTTGGCGTTGGTATAGATCAGACATTACATCTCCTAAATTTTAATTTTGTTTACTAACTGTTGAACTTTACGTTTGAGGTCTTCAATAGAACCGTCATTATGAATTACATAGTCTACATAATCATAAGGGTTATCAGATAGCTGTAGTTCGGCTGCGTATACTTCTGAAGCATGTAGTTTACCTTGCGGTACAGGGTGTCGGGTAATTAGGATATTGAAGTCCACATCCTCATTACCAAAACGAACATCAGGGATGATTAGGTTACGGTCTTGATTCTTAAGATAATTAACCCAAATATCAGGATCAATAGCACGCCCTACTTCTGTACCTAATAGTTGTTGGAACTTACGAGGACTCATCCAAGTACACGAGTCAATATGTTTTTGGCATAAAGCATTCCATTCATCTAAATCTATATCAGACCTATTAAGCTTAAGGTACACATAATCAGTAGCATCAATAATCTTATCAGCTAGATATAAATCTACGAACTTATCCACCTCCTTCACATTACGATCATCAAAGTTCTCACCAAACACTTGACGTGCTGCTTCTTTAAGTAAGCCTGCATAACGATCAATTTCAAACACTTGACCTCTTTCTTTTAAAGCCTCTTGTAAGATAACTGCTACTGTGTCTTTACCTGAACCTGCTAGTCCAATTAGACCTATCTTATAACTCATTAGGCACGTTCTCCTTCGTAAATTTCTCGCATATGCTCAAGTTCGACTTTCTTCTGCATAGCGTAACCATCAGCACAACCATATAACATTAAACAACCTCGGAAGTGATGATTACCTTGCCAACCTTTATATGGCTCGTCATGTATGTAACATGCCCCAACCACTGCTGCAAACTGTTTACGACCTGTCATAGGTAATTGACGCTCTGCATAAGCATACATTTGTTGATGTCCCATTACGAAAGATTCACCAACTGTCTTAAGACGTAGATCAAGATTACCGCCTAGTGGCTTACCCGTGTTCACGTTAATTACGTAGTGTACAAAGTGAATACCACAAATATTATGCGGTTTTAAGAATGGGATAACTTCCCAACCGTAATCGTGAAAGGCTAATTTATCTGTACCAATTAGACCCTCAAACTCTGGATGGGTCTTAACAAAACGATCAATACGATCTTCATGATTACCTAACACCACAACCTTACGTGGATTATAACCTTTAACAGATCGGATATAATCTTCAATGATACCTAGTGCTTCATCACCTGCCTCAATATCTAATACGAAACGACGACCTTCTGCACTAAGTTGCCCTTTATCATACGTGCTTAACGATGCCATATCGTAGTGGTCGCCAATCTGCACAATAATGTCAGGTTGTTTAAGTTTGATATAGTTTGCAATCCAGTGGATATAGTCAAGACTAATACCTTGTTTAACCTGAGTATCACCAATTACAAAGATTGTAGGCTTACGTGGCTTCAATGCTACACTCTTGTCAACACGATGAGCTAACTTCTGAATGTTATCTCGAACAGTTCGATCAGAAATACCTAACTCTGTAGCAATCTCTGAGCTAGTTAGACCTTGAAAGTGCATACGAAGGGCACGTTGTTTCCATTCTTTTAAACTGCTGAATACTACTTTAGACATAAATTACTCACCTTTCTGTTTACGTTGTTTAACTACTGCTCGTGCTTTTCGTGCTGCTGCATTTCGCTTCACACGCTGAGCTTCTTTCTTCTCATCGGCTGTTTTGTGACTTGGGTAAATCATAGTCGTTGGATGTGCATCACAATAAGCATAATAATTAAGTAGGTTCTGCAACCACTCTCGGATTGCTGCATGCTCTTTAGACTTACTGCCCCAAGAACCTACTGCATTAATTACCTTACCTTCACCAGCGTTACAAGAACGGTGAAGAGTACCACGTATTAAACCTGTCACATGGTCATGATCCACTGCGTAATCTGAATCTCTACCCATCTTAGTAAAGTCAATCGGCTTGTGACATAGTAAACACTTCTCACCTTGCTCTTTATAGAGCTTCATAGCGATAGGTCTTAGTTGACCTCTGGAAATCTTACGTGCTGTCATCCTAATAACTTCCCTAGCTCCTTCTCGGACTGTAATTGCTCATTGGCTAATTTCCAATCCCATGCGTTGAACTCATTATAAAAACGGGCTAATCGTGCTACACTTGGACGACTACCTAATGAGTTACCTAAGCGTACCTTATGTACCTCTACGAATGGGTCAGGGTTCTTTAAAGTACCATCCTCATCGACGTACCACATATTAAAATTAAAATCGAAGCTCTTTACAAGGCGTGGGATACTACGATGGTACTCACGATCATATGCCACGATATTGATATTACCTTCTCGCCAATCTGCTACGAAACCTGTGTGACCTGCATATAGGGAACGTTCAGCTTTAGTTAGTAAGTGCTGGGCGTGTGCTGGTAAACCAAATTCATCTTGAAGTTGTTCAACATCTTTTATACTTCCAACAAGTACTGCAATATCAATATCCGAGGTATCCTTACCGTATTTAAGTTTACGACAATAACCTCCAACTACTGCTGCGATATATCCATTCTCTTTCAACCAACCCAAAACATTTTGAACTTCTACGGGTAATTCAACTTTAGTTGTCATAAGATTCATCCTCTATACGTTTCCAATCACCACCAAAACAATCCTCTAAGAATTGTAAATTTGCTGGGCTAAGATCATGCTCTTTTAAGAACTTATAAGCACTGTCTTCACGATTACGTAACAACCACATAGCTTCTGCTTCTGGTAGTACGTTTTGATTTATAGCTCTATAACCGTCTAGGACGACGTTACAGGCTTCATTCTCATCCTTGATAGGTTCTAAGGTAGCTAACGTTAAAGCTTCACCACAAGCCTTACCGTTCAATTTAATGATACCTTTAACGTTATCTGCCACATCTCCCATTAGTAGTTGTGCAAAGAAGAACTTTGTACCCTTACCAACGATTTTAGATGCAGGTTTTAAACTTGGTGTCAACCATTCTTTCTTAGCAATCCATCCAAAACGATCACCTTTAAGTAATGTTTCAAATTTACCTTCATCCATGTTATAGGATTTGTGTGGAGATATTTGCAAATCTTTATCCGCACTTACTAAGATACCGTTTTGATAATGGTAATGATCAATCATTAAAGCATCATCGGCTTCTATATCATAATGACTGAACACCTTGATTGTAGGATGATCTTTGAAATACTCAGGTGCAATATTGCGTAACTCTTCTAAATTAGCAGGTTTTTGTTTACCTTCTCGATTACCTTGATAAGGTTTAACTGTATTCAGTAAATGACGTCCGTTCTTAGCACAACCTGTAGGAGTTAAATGAACTCGTGCAGTTGTCGCACCTGTTAAGAACATCTTTTCCTGAATAGCAATCTCGAAGTTATTAAGAATAGTTTGCATCTTACGATACTGAGTGCATACATAGTAGCAGTCGCTATCTCCATCATGTAATAACACATCTCCTTGATGACCTGCTTTGTATGTATCCACTTTAGAGATACTGTCGGAGGTTACGCCAAAGCGTGATAGAATATTATTCATCCCAACGCCCATAAAGTTTATTAACAAATTCTAACTCAGAAATCAATCTCTGACGTCTAGCATAGAAACAGTGATGATCAAAGAAGTAATTCTCCTTCCGAGTATCTATACCAATAGTACGTTCTACTGATATGTAATCCATACGCTGTGCTAACTGTTGGTTCAGTATTGATTCAGCATGTTGTTTCATCCAATGCGTTGACCGATGGTCATGACTAACAATTACAACACGCTTGTCAGGGTATTTAACTAGATAATCGGCAGCCTTTAAGATCATACGGGTTGTACGACCACTTGCACGGTTACTCTCAACATTTAAACTCATTTGCACTTCTCTCCACAGTAATGACAAGTTCCAGTATAAGTTGCTACTAATCCACAATTAGGACAATTCATTGGTGTTGCTGGTTGAAAGTCTTTATCTTCAATATAAGTGTACATGTAATCTCCTAGAGGTTGCCTCCCGAAGGAGGCTTATAATTTGATTGTAAGTAGGCTTAAACGGCTGGAACTGCTGGGATATCTGCTACTGGTACTGCTGGAATATCAGTCTGATCCCCATTAACATGCTGATCATTAGGGTCTGAGTCTTCAACCTCAGCTTCAAGTGCTGGTAAATCCTCACCTTGACTAATCAACAATAGGTCGATTGGTGAACCTTTAAAGTTAGTAGCACTACGGATTTTCTCTTGGATAAAGTTCTTACTTTTCTTCTCGACAACCTCATTACCATTTGCATCCTTAGTTTTCTTCTCGTACTCACCTTCAATGAAGATTGAATCCCATTGTTCTTTAGTAGGTGCATCCCACAAGAATAGTTGATATTCTTCTGCTGGTGTATCTGCTACACCATCTTTACCTGCTTCATACATAGCACCAGTCATTGCATTAGCAATTGGTTTCTGTAATTGAGAGAAGTCATAAGTGTTATATTCTTTACCGTCTTTACCTTTCTCAATACCAATTGATAATAAGTAAATGCTACCAAGTTTCTGTACAAAGTGTGTTGCATCCTTAGCATAGTTCAACGCATTGAAGATTTTAACAGCGTTAGATTTTTCGTTTTGGTGTAAAACAACGTCAAAACGTGTACGAATCTTTTCAAGCTTACCGTCTTGTACGTATGGTTCTTTTGTACCATCAGGGAGAGTACCAATACCTGCAAGGATGTGGAATCCTAAAGAAGCAGTCTTAGCTGGTTTCTTAGGTTGACCTTTGAATGGTTTCTGTTTCTGAATACCATGATCAATGTATTGTGTGAACTGTACAATCGCTGTACCTTCACCTAGCAGACGTTTCTCAAAACCACCAGCTGTAGTTTCAGTCATGTCTAATTGTACTTTACCTGCTTCGATTGCTGCTGCTGCTTGTGCTAATAATGCGTTCATAATTAAACTCCCGAGTATCTTTGATTAGTTACGATTTTGTGTATCTGTTGAAAACTTACGTTATACTTTCTAGCAAGTGCTGGTGAGCCATATTCTTTGCTACCTTTAATATAACTTGCTCGTATTTCCTTAACTTGTTGAGGTGTTAGTTTAGCGTTACCGTGATCATCACCTTTGGCAGTTCGATTACGTTTATTACGATCGTCCATATTGTCTTGATGTGTACCTAACTCTAAGTGTTCAGGATTAATACAAGTAGGATTGTCGCATTTATGTCTAACAAGTTTACCGCTAATATCCGAATACTCTAAGTTATTCGCACGAACATACGCTAGACGATGAGCTAAGTAACGTTTACCTTTCAGTACTATCTGACCATACCCGTCTTTGTCTGTTGATTTATTCCATAAGATACAGTCAGACATATTACCTCCTATTCAATATCTACCTTATCCATCATGTTCACGCCATATTCGGCAGCAGCAGGAAAGGGTGTCGTGTCGTAGCGCCATTCTTTAAGCGCTGGTATAATTTCTGTCATCCATTTCGGTGTTGATTCCATGATCTCTTTTACAAGTTTACCATATTCATTGGCTAAGGCTTCGTTTGCACAATCAAGGTAACAAGCATCATGCACAGTATTGATAGGTAACACCAAACCGCCAGCAAAGTTACGAAGGATAAGTTCGCGGATAATTCTACCACATGCTGCTTGAACAATAAGGGATGCTTCTCCTTGAATAGGGTAGTTCGCAAGCTGTGTATCTTTATAGTCATATTTCTCACCTACACCCTTAACGTATTTTGGAAATTGACGAAAGCTATAGCAGGTTCCACTGTTAGCTCTAAAGAATCCACGTCGGAAGTGTTTCCATACACCATTAACGAGTTCTGATTCCATCGGGACTGTGAGTCCGTTTTGTTCGACTTGCGGACGTACAACTCGTTCAGCGTATGTGGAAGACTCTGGAAATAACTTACGCTCTGTCTCTTTAAATTGCTCAGCCTCTTCAAGTGAACATCCTGTTGAGAAGCTAATGCCCATAGCGGAAGCCCCGTATTGGTTAGCGAAAGCACGAGGCTTAATATCGGTACGTAGTTGTTTATATTTCTTGTGTTCAGGATGAGACTTATCATGACACTTCTCAAACACAGTTTCATAATCTTCTCCTAAAGCACCTGCTAAACGATAGCAGTGCATATCTGTACCATCAATCAACTGTTGAAGTAAGTTCTTATCTCCTGAGATACTAGCTAATGTTACGACCTCAAGTGCTGAGTAATCGACCTCAACAATACGTCCTTCTTTACCGAAACGCGATTCGAACATCTGTTTAACTTTAGATGTCCCATCTCGGGGAATGTTCTGCATATTCGGTCGAGAACCTGATAAACGACCTGTAACGGTTGCACAGTTGTTTAGTTGGTGATGGATGATTCCGTTGGGTTCAACATATTGAAGCATACCAGACTGTTTACCCTTATCATCTTCAACAAGATAATATGTCGTGGTATCTTTGATTAACTTCTTCATGTCACGTAACGGCTGTGCTGCTTCTGTGAACTTAGCTACTAAGTCTAAAGCATCGTCACCTGTTGAATATACAGGAGTACCACAAGCTGCATGTACACGCTTACCTTTGAACTCTGCACGATCACCTGTGAACTGCTCGGATACATGCTTAGGTAGTTCATTGAAGTTTACCAAACCTTCGAAGCGGTATGTTCCTTTACCCCATTTAAGTTTTTCCACACCAGAATCAATCTTAAATGTTTTAGGTAATCCCTTATTTTTACCTGCTTTGTAACGAGTCACAACACATATACGAGTCTCTTCGAACTCTGCAATATCCGTGACTGCCTCAGCTTCTACATAATCAACCGAGCCATCTTCATAAGTTAATTGATAAGCTTCAACTTGTTCAAACTTAGGAGGATCGTAAGGAACTTTCTTATCATAGGTAATCGTACCACCAAATAAGAACGCACTCATGTGATAACCAGAAGTGAATGAGAACTCTAATTCAGCAGGTAAATCTTTCGGTAGATAACTACGAACATCCTCTTGTAACTCTGCAATACGTTTGTATTGCTCATCCATGTTCTTCTTAGCTACATCCATGTTTACGTACAAGCCGTTATACGTTGCGATAGCATTAAATAATAAACTATCCATACGCATCTTAGCCATTTCATACATACCAACTTCCTGCATGTACGCTACTTGAGCGAAACATACTCGACGCGTATTCGCTACGTCACCACTATGCTCATCAGCTAAGTACTCCATTAACAATGCTTGGTCGATTTCAGAAGTCTTATAACCTTGTTCCCAAAGTAACTTAATCGCATCAATCTTTTTAGTACCGCCATACTTCACAGAACAATCTTCAAGCTTAGGATACATTTCAGTTTGATGTGTAATTAAGAACTCTGCAAACTGTGTACACCAAATACGACCGCCATTCTTAATCCAGTTAAGGAACACATCACCATAGTATTTAAGGTTCCAATGGATTTCGAATGTGGCATTGTGAGCTACATAAACTTGCTGACCTTCTAAAGCTTTCTCTAACCAGTTAGAAGTTAAACCTTCTTCCTTATTGTTAAAGTAAAGACTCTGTACAGGTCCATTATCAATTGCCCAACCAGTAGCTACAATGTAATTCTCAGGGCAATGCGGACTTGCTAAAGAACCACAATACTCATAGTTCTCTGTTTCATAGTCGTGGATTAACCATGCCATATTATTTACCTTTAAGTATATTTATAAGAAGAAGTATAAATAAGAATACTATAATACTACTTATGTATATTATTATAGTTATATTTATAATATTTAATATCATATTTATATCTCCTTCTATTAGTGTAACTTCAAATAACTAACTACTAAATCAGTTACTTACAATACCCAATTAACGATTAATTAGGAACACTACTACAGATATAAACAGTAGCGTTTGTTGCCACCTTCAAGAGCATTCCACCATTCAAGCATCAGGTTCCTCCTTATCTTCACGTACTCGAACCACTTTAGGTAATCGTAACGCTTTGCCTGTGCTTGATTCTTGAAGTGCTTTAACTTCCCATATTTTACCAACAGGGTTAGAGGTTACTGATTGGGTTTGACTTATGTTCTCATACTGATCTGTGAGTTCTTTACGTTTCTCATCAGTCCATCCTTTACCCAAGTCTGCGGAGAACACATTGCCCTTATAAGCGAATTTAAGCTTAGCAATTTGACCTGCACGTTTACCTTTACCATACTCAACTCCTACACAAAGCAGATCAAGTGATAAACCACGAACAATCTTCATTGCTCGATAACCCTTATGACCAGCTACCCAATCAAGGTCTTGTTTAAATACTGCACCTTCATGACCTTGTTTAATAAGTTCATCAGCATATTGCTCAGCATCTTCTTTAGAACTAATGATTGTATTATCTACAAGGTATAGACTACATTGAGCAATTTCTAAGATGTGTGATAACTCTGCATAACGATCAGTATAATAACGAACAGAACCACCAGATAAGAACTCATCAAAGTGTAGGTAATCGTGTAACACCGCGTAGGATTGATCCATTGCCTCTATATCGGCTGTTTCCCACTCTGCCTTACGGTTAGTACTTACTAATCCAGAAAGTTCCTCTAACGTGATTGTAGGCGCAACTAGCTCACCTATGTAAACACCATCATCTAAATCAAATAGACTCTTAAAGTAGGTTGTAGAATACAATTCATGGTAGTATTCCTTACCTGTACGGCTGTAAGCTTTAGGCATACCATTGTGTATAGCGATCAAAATATAAACACCATCGTATTTAATCTGACCGATCAAAGGGTAGTCAATCTTACTTTCAGGTACTTCATCAAAGTGCTTAACAAGCTGTACAGGATTCTTAGTCTTAGCTAAGTACTCTTCAATTAGATCATGGCTCATACGTTTGGAACCTCTGTCTTGTTAGCGAATGGTTGACGGATAAGCTTAAGAACAATATCAGCATCTTGTTCACTAGCCCAATAGAATGCAATACCGTCATCTATATTCTGGATGGCGTGTTGTTTACCACAACGGTACACTGTGTTCTTACTAAAGCTTACACCATAGAAATCACCAGTATGCTTACGTCCATCTTTAATAGGTGCAGGTACTTTATGTCCAAAGAAATCAATATATTGTTTAGCGATACGGAAGATACCACTCTCAATACCACCATAACTCAAACAACGAGGATTTTCAATCCGTTGCCAATCCTGTTGAATACTGTTGAAAAGCTCTAAAGTTTCACCTGCTCGAATAGCTTCGAATACTTTTTCAGGTGTAAGTGCAGCTTCAAAAGAGAAGTGTTTGTCGTGATAATTCTGCTCTGCGATAGTAACAACACCTGCTAATTGATGCCATACACCTACATAACTATGCCCGATAACTAGGTCAGAACCACCTGCTAAACGTGTAGCGATAACTCGTTGTTCTTGTTTCATTTCCTTAACCTCTTGTTTACCTGCTTTAAATAGTACAAAACGATTCGCATTGTAGAATGTACCGAACCCATTATCTAATCCGATTGTATTATCTCGGACTATTGTGATTGTGTAAACTCTACCATTACGGAGAGTTTCACAACCGAAAGAGTTACAACAACGAACTTGATCACCAACTTTAAATCTATTCATAATTATTTCCAAGTGTTTAAGTCAGGGTTAAAGAATGTCTCAGCTTTGAGATACGACTTCTTACCTGCACGTTTAAGTTTATTCTTCGGTGTACTGATACCACGCTGGTACTCAATATCCTCTGTAGGTTGCATCCAAGCACCACCAAAGATGGCTAAGTCAAGTGTAGTTTGTACACCTGTTTTACTATTCTGTAATGCAGACAGTGGTGGGAATAACATATCCATACCCTCAGCACTCACCTGAATACTTCCGATATGAATCATCTTGTGAATCGCTGCGAACTGTCGCATCGTATCCCATACCGTTTCTAACTGCTGCACATCATTAGCAGCTTGAGCGCCTACACAGCGAATACGTCCAGTCATGTCTGTAATTACACAGAATGGTTTATGTTTACTGATTAACTTATTAACATCAGCAGTTGTTGCACCATGAATATTCACTAATCGAATAGCATCAATACGTCCAACTACTTTCTTATAAGCTTCACGTAAACCATCACCACCCAACTCTTTACGCATTTCGAACAGCTTACTGCTATCAACACCCAGCACCGTACTATATACACGAGGCATAATGTCCTCTGCTGTACCTTCATTGATCAAGTACAAGATAGGCTGGAACTCTACAGCACCAGCTTCTACCAAGTCCTTATGCTGTACTGCAAATGACTTAGCAATCGCACAGAATAATGATGTTTTACCTGCGTTGGTAGGCATAGCTAGTGCAATGTTCTTACCAGCAGTCACACCTTTGAGATCATCACAGATAACATCAGGTAAACAATCGAACTTATAACCACTATCATCAGCAGATAAGTCAATTAACTCTGCAATATCTGTATCACACCACAGCGCTTCTACTTGCGTTGTAACACGTTGTTTGTGTGTTTGGGTAGCTACCTCAAGCTCACTTGCTAAATCGATCTCCTCACCACTCTGGAAGCGTTTTAAGATCATACCAACTTCGCCTTCATATCTTAGTACTTCAAGTTGATCGCAAGTATTCTTGATAATATCCTCACTCACAGGCTTACGTAACAAAGTAGTTAGCGCAGCCATAGCAGTGATTTGTTCTTTCGTCATGTTACCTTTAAGTTTCACCAGCGTATCAAATGCAGACCAATCTACATATTGATGTTCTGGATACTCCTTAAAGTAAACACCAAACCAATCCAGTAATCGGACTGTGTTAGCGTCTAACATATCTTTAGGTACAGACGTATAAAGAAGATCGAAACGCTTCTTATCACTCAATGCATGTAACACATTCCGATCAATCGGTTCACGGTCAGACATAAAATTTCCTAATTATTTCAACTTACTAGCTAATTGGTCTACTGTTAAGTGTGTACACCATTCTTCAAAACCATCATTACGTCCGAACTCATATTCTCGAATACCAGACCAGACACATACCGACATGTTAGGTTTGACTGTGTGAACCTTAGCTACCGATATTTCTTGGATATTCTTAGAGTGTAACAACGATACTAACTGATTACATTCTGCATCTGTCTTAGGAATAACACATATAATAGCCATTACTTAAATACCTCTGAGTCAAGTACACCATGTTCTTTCCAATGGTTAAAGGCATTGATGAAGTCATCAGGAGATTTAGCATCATAACTACCTTCTGTCACAATGTTACGACTACCATCCGCATTCAGACTTAGACCATCTGTACCTGAGAACTCAGGATGACATAAACCACCATCCCACCAAATTTCTACATTAACACCATCAGAACCATAAGGTTTCAGTGATTTAAATCTTTCACTCTCTTGACTATTTAGGAAGTCTACAATAACCTTGTGTTGTTCAGCGTTTACGTCAACATTAATACCATTGTATAACATTAGATTTCTCCTAAGTTTTCGTCGTTTAAATAACCATCGTGACAGAAGCAATTCACAGCATGTTTGAATTGTTCTAACGTCGCCACATTCAAAGCGTCAGGTGGGTTATATTTATCAAATCCATCGACATTAATACCTGTAGCATTCGACTTTAAATGTACGTTAACAACACAAGGACCACCATTATATCGTGTAATTCTACGTATATGATATGGGTCTACGGGAAATCCATTATTCTCTGCATGCTGTATAGCTAATACGAACTCACTACGAGAGTTTGCAGAAAGTTTTATGTAATTATACTTTGATACCATAACTATAACTCACTAAATAATTGTTTGATTTCGTTAGGTTTTAAATCTTTTGGATCATACCCATCGGGGATATTTACCCGTAAATAAGGTACGCCAAAAAGACTAAGACGATTACTAATAAGCCTTTCAGCAGTTTGTCCTGCAAGATCGCCATCCAATGCAAGAACTGGCTTACGTGATAACAAGAAGTTAAGTTTTTCATCTTCAAAATTAGTTCCTAGTAAACACATCGCACTGCAACCTGAGTAATGTTTTATCTTCATACTTGAAAACAAATCCTCAGTAACAGCCACAGGCTCTCGTGTATCAAATTGATTTTTGCCTTGCAAGTACACAAAGCTCTTAGGATTTTCTTTATAGTATTTGTACCACTTCATAGGCGAGACACCTGTACAATCTCTACCGATGTCAACACCTTCAAAGCTAAATACTAACCGATCATCCTCTAAATTATACATAGGTCTATATGGCTGTAGAATCGTCGTAGAGACACCTTTGCTTTGAAGTAGTACAACCATACGGCTGTACTTACTTTCGTGCTTCTCCGCTAATTCTGTAAGCGTACATAGCTGCTTATAGTTCAAGAAGTGCTTAATGACAGGTGCTTGAACTAACGTCTCCCTAGCTAAGTGTGTTTTCCAGACCTTACCACCTTCATGACAACGATGACACCAACATGACCAACTGTCTAAGTTGTTATAAACATCCATTGCTTTAGTACATTCTGCACCGTGATATACACGACGCTTCTGTCCTAGTGGTACGGACCGAGCTAAGTCGATCCATTCACTGCTATGAAGCATCTCCTTTCACCTTACGTAACTGACTAGGGTATAGGAAGCGATCACAAGTTTCTACGCTACCATCGAATTTTACATATACATGCAGCTCTGAATCTCCTACATCATCTGTACGCATGATAATGCCTGTATCACCTTCACTAAAGTGATCTTTATCAAAACCTATTAAGTGTTTAACCTGAACACGTTGACCTACAACACAATTCTTACACTTCATCTTTAACTTCCTCCAAGTTTAAATGTGAACCCAATCTTGTTCCAGTGCACTATTTCAAAACACACAGATGTAGATAAATTACCCCCACGCATTTCGTTTAGCCTCACGCTTAGAGCGACGATCTAACTTACGCTCTTTGACAATATTCTTACGTTCACGTTGTTCACGCTTACGTTGTTCATAGTTAGTTAGTTCTTGAAGTTCATCAACATAAACTTGTGTAACACTATAACCTTTAATTGACATGTTCTACCTATTAACGAAAGTGATTGATGATAGCCTTAAGGGTAATTAAGAATTTCTTAAATAGTGATGTCTTTACACTAAATGGGTTATACTCGACCATCGGCTTAAGTTCTATAACCTTAGCATTAGGTGAGTAATCCGTTAGTTCTGCACTATCAAAGATATTTAGTTTACCTACATGGCGATAGATGTTTCGAGTTTTGATTGTGAGTGGAGTCCCTGCCTTAGCTTGTTCAAAACCACCATCGGTAACACACACCGTAGCAACGTTACCTTTAACTCGAACACCTTTAGGGTTATCAGGATCATACTGAGGTTTATAATCTTCCTGCGGAATCATGTAACGCAACGCAATACCACAGTCTGCTAACACTTTCTTAGTAGCTTTAAAGTGTTCAGGTGAATAGTTAGCAACACAGAAATCAGGATATTTGTTTTCAGTAGTCATCTTATTTAGCTCCTTTTACTTCCACAGCGAAATGTTTAGGTGTACCGTGTTTACTAACATAATCATTGAGTTCTTTGTTAAGTAACTCAGGTTTAAATACTGCTATATATGCAGCTTGATACAACGCAGCGAATGGGATAAATAGGTCCTCACCTTGTTCACGTAATAGCATCACACCATTAAGATGCTGTTGAGCTAATCGTAATAATAATGCACTTGGTTTAATACCTAAGCGAATTAAGAAGCTGTTTGTTGTAGGTTCGAAACACCAACCACGTACAGTGCTCTTACCTACACGAACATGGTCCGTAGGTTGTTGGTTATAAGTAAACCCACCACTTAACGCATTAACATTATTAACATAAGCATCAGGTACTAGCACAGCACGGAGTACCTGCTCTACTTTATGGTTGTAGATAGGATTACCGTTCCACTCTACATTATTGAATTTACCAACAGGATAAGCGTTACGTTTAGTCATTGTATAACTCCTTTAGAGTTGTTGAGAATATTAGAATACTTACCAACAGCATCCGTATAGAATGCTGCTATAAATATACTAGATAGAGTTAGTCACACCGTTTAAGTAGTTAGCTAAGCGTGTAGCTGGTCCTTTTGTGCGATAGAACGCTACCACACGTCCGTCAGGAGTCTTTACAGACCAACCATGTAGGTGACTACCGAACACAACTAAGTTTGGATTCTGGTACTTCCAATGCTGATATAGAACACGTCCAGTCTGCACATCAACAACCTTACCAATTGCATTGTGTAGTACGGTCCCAGCACCTACTAACTCAAAGTCATGAGCGGATACCGCACCTTGTGGATAAATAACATAACCGATACAACCACTTTCTTCCAACCAATCAGTACCATCATCATCCATATAGAACAAGCGAATCGGTGTGGTCTTATCTTTGTACTGTTCAATAACTTGTTGAAGTCTTACGTCCATAACATCACCTTAATTTACTTTCGGATAACCAGCTAAGCACGGGTATCGCTAGAATGAAATAGAATAGAATAATACATTTCCACTTATTAGCTATAGGTAGCGCCCATGTAGAGAAACATAGCGCTGCACCTACAAAGTAGTGGATCACAAACAACCACTCAAGTATGCCCATGTTCTTCTTTACTCGGAGTAGCTAACCACTCGTATGCAGATAACACCACATACGTTAAGCAGAATAAACCAGTTGTAAGTACGCCTTTCATAACCCACATTGCCCCATATAACCTAACATATACGCTTTAGCAACACGAGTACGACCCTGTTTTAATGCACGATAACCTGCACACTCGTCTAGTCTGCGTGTTGTTTCAGCACGTTGATCTTCGCAGAAAGTACCCTTTTCTTTAAAGTACTCTACTTGCCCTACAGTATCATGGTACATTATAAAGAATACTTGCATAGCTAACACAATATCATTATTAGCTAAAGCGAACTCGTAGCATCGTTTAGCCATTAGACAGTTAAGATAGCGTTCATCTTCATATTTAGTTGTACCACGACCAAGCTCATAAGCAAAGGCGTGGTCATGATCATGTACAGCACGGTACAGTAAGTTTACTTGTGGGCTTAGATATAACTTATCTGCATCATTAGCACCACTGTACACAAGGAAAGGTGAACCAAAGTTCTTAGCACATAACCACATAGCATGTACTTGTTTACCCGTACTAGGAACTTCTTCCGCATTAGCCGAATAGTGTATAGGGTACTGACCTTGTTGTAATAATAAGGTTTCTTCAAGACACTGCGCAATTACAGCCATAATAGGTTCGATACTATAGATTATATGAGACATGATTAATAATCCTTACAGATAAAATAAGAGAGGATGCATCCAGCAGCTATACATAAAGAGAATACAAGTACTTGTTCAAGTATCGTCATAGTGTTTACCTTTTTGTCGTGCTGCAATTTCAGCTAATACAACAACAAGTGTAGCTAAACACACACCATACCAGAAATGATAAGGTAATCCTAAGAACATGTGTCACCTTCCTTAAGCAATGCAGCTTCGAGTTTAGCTTGTAAGTACACCACACAGCGTTCAGCTAACGCCTTACGTTTAGGATTAGCCCAGCGGTTAGGATCACTATAGAACTCTTCGCGACCGCCAACAGGATATAACCACGTACCTTCTGGATTCTTTAACTGCTGCCACATTTCATCCACAAACCAATCAGGATAATCCTTAAAGAATGCATAACATAAACCACGCTTTGCATGTACACTCACCTTAGTGATAGGTAACTGTACTGGTATACCCTCTTGTGCTACAACATAATCCCAATTCTCTAACGCTTCTTTAAGTTGTGCAATAGTGTCTTGCAGTTGTTTAATAGTAGGTTCCATACTAAGCCTCTACTTCCAATTGGTTTAACAAGGTACGCAACTCTTTAGCAGCATCCGCTTTACCCTCAATATCCACGCCTTTGTTAATCGCTTTATTGTATTTACTAATAAGCGCAGCCACTTGAGCATGTACATCGAAAGTCGTTAACAGATCAGGTTCAGGTTTAAAGTCTACCCAATGGTTAGCAATAGCACCAGCTTCATCATAGGTTTTAGATTTATCCTTAGCGAACAATCGACCTTGCTCAATAGCGCTTTTATCCGCTTTGTTCTCACGGTCAAGCATACGTACATTACCATATGCTAAAGCCCACTCACAGAACGCTGCTTTACGTGAACCTTTAGGCATAGCCTGAACTAGCTTATCCAACAGTGTGCTATCACCGTGTGCATCACAGTGCTTAAGACAACTAACACCAGCAACATGAATATCGTTGTCTAGTTGCTTACCACGTTTAGAGATAGATGCGATTGCTTTGTTAATATCTTCAACAGTGATTAATAGATTCATAGTGTCACCTTACGGTAGTTGTGGTTAGAAAGATTTATAAGCGTTGTATCGATTGCAAGTGCAGCCAATACAACTATATAAATCCTTACGGAGTTATTAAAGACTTAACGCCTTAAAGCCTAGTTCGATAAGAGCTTACTACGCATGCAATAAGTTTATCCTTAAAGGACTTAGTACATCCCTCTAATATCGGCTAGAGGACGGGATTCACCGCTCAGGTAATTTGTTCTGGCTTACCTTACACCGCCTATGTAGCACATTACATCATTAACGGCTTGCTACTGCCTTACAATTCACCTTCAACATCCACCTCTCAGAAGCTTCTGTATCTAGCCTAGCTCGTTTGCTATGGTTGCCATCTTAATCATTAAAGATTCTAATGTCAACACTTAATTTCATATTTATTCAATTTAATTCTTATCAGTGTATCAGCCATTAAGCCGATACACGTAACTCGTTAAGCTCTTTGTTATATTGATCTTTAAGTTTGTATGCATTAGCACATGCTTCACAATCTTTATTAGTACATGATGCAATGCTACGTACTAATCTACCGATCTCTATATACAATTCTGTTTTACGGTCAGTGTTCATTATGATTACTCATGTTGATTGATACACTGATAAGAACTATCTGAATAAATAATTTAAAGAATAATTCAGAACTTTAACCTAGCTACTTAGTCCTAAAGAGGAGTAGCGATCAATCTATGCACTGTCTCAATAGAGCTTGCTAGCTAATGATCATTCTAGGTTAAGGTGTTCAGAGTAACTCAAGGACTCGTCATCGCTTGGTATGAGTGCATAGTAACGAGATAGAATCTATATGTCAAACACTTTCTATAAATAATTTATTCATATGATCATAAAATAATCAATACTAATACTTCTATACTTAGTACTGTACGTTTTTTCAGGGGTAGACTAAGTTATTAATATATATAGATAATATTTGAAGTTACACTACTAGAATAGAATAGAATAAGCATTACAATAAACTTATAATAAATATTAATATAAGAATATATCTATATAACTATCTATAAGTACTGATAAGAACGTATAGATAAGAACCATATAAGAAAGTAATAAGAATATAGATATAAGAGTAGTGATAAGGACTATATAGAGTAGTAAAGCATAGAATGCATAGAGAAAGACAATAGAACGGTGTAAATAGAAAGAACATAGAGGCAAGCTACCGAACCAATACAGACACTCAAGGAAAGAACCTAGAACCTCTCTATATACATTGATAAGTATAGCTGATAAGTGACCTCTCTACCGATCTTCCTAGTGATTCCTAGCACTGTACACTCGAAGAGTGAAGTTCTATATAAATATATTAAGAAAGGTGTAGACAACTGATAAGATAGTTGATAAGATGCGTCCTATAAAGTTGATAAGGAATAATGCTATGATTGATAACCTTGAACTATCCTAGAGATACTGATAAGAACCTTGATAAGAATAGTCCTAGAAATTACTCAAGAAAGAGGGTACACGGGGTAAACGGGACGGGTTAGGTGGGAGA